GTTCCTGGGCTGTTGATTATTAAATTATCTATACTGAATGTAAATCTTCTAGCAGCAAAATATGTAATATCTATGTTAGCAGTTGAAGGAATTTCATTATTTAAAAATAAGTAAAATCTAGATTGGGTATCTGAGTATGAAGAAGATACTACTGTATATACTTGAGTTTCGTTTCCTTCAAATCTTATTTCATCTAAATATTTTATATATAAAGGTTGAGGAGTATTAAATCCACTTCCTGATATAGGATCTTGAGAATATCCCCCACCCCAAAGTTGTCCTAAAGCTACAGAAGATGTTAAAATATTTTTACTATTAGAACCTGTTGTAAAACTATTATTTTTAGAAACAGTAATACTTGAAGTAATAGGATTAATATACCATCTAGCGGTTCCTAAATCTCCATTTCTATTTATTTGAATTTTATAATAATATTCATCTCCAATATCATTTAATAAAGTATCGTAATTCATTTCAAGCGTATTATTTGCTAAAGGAGGTATAATTAATTGAGATGAAGTTAATATTGTATTGTTTTTAAACAATCTAAGAGTTGCTGTCATGCTTAAACTAGCATCCAAATTTTCTATATCTTGAGAAGCACTAAATGCTGCTCTAATTACTGAACATTTTTGTACTGTATATATATAAGAGGAGGTATTATATCCATTTGCTTTATCAACATAAACAGTATCAAAACTACTAGTGTAAGTTCCAGCAGCCGTAAAACCTGAACCGAATGTTTCAACATATAAATTAAAGGGAGAATTATAAGCTCCAGGTACAGCACTAAATGTCATATTAGCATAAGTACCACTTACTAAATATTCTGTATTTAATGAACCTGTATCTGTGTATAATATTGTTTGGAAAACTCCTGCGGGTTTATAAACAGTATATTCAGATTGATTTATAGTTGTATTATTTGTTGGTGTTAAAACAACTTCAGTATTTGCTCCAAAAGCATCATAAAAATTAGGTAGGTATCCTGATGCAGAAGGATCTGGTTTATACACATTTCCTACTTCATCTACTAAAAATCCTATTTTATAATTTCCACTTCCTGATCTTTCAGCTAGGGTATTACCCAACCCCCCAGGAGTATAAGCAAAATAAGAAGTTAAATAATCAATAGCAGGTAATTTACTACCAGATATAGTTAAGGTTGATGTTGTTGTTGGATTACAAGGATCTAAAGAAGATGAATTTATAACTGTTACATTTCCAACAATATTATAATCTGGGGATATGTTTTTGCTACCAAAATATCTTGGATTAGCACTTTTTAATGATGTATAATTAGAATCAGGAACAGCAAATCTAGTAGCACTTCCACTTAATATATTTTCTAAATTTACTGCTGTTATTTGGTTTGTAGTAAAATCTACATCCATATATTTAGAACTTGGTCTATTTAAAGATACATCATTTTCTACAACTAAGCAATCTGGTTCTATATAAGATTCAAATATAGTTACAAATCCAGCACTTACATTATTAGTTCCTGTTTTTATCCAACCAAGTTTTGGAAGAGGATTATTAATTTCTAGCTTAATTACATTTCTAACTACAGTTCCACCTGAAGTATTTGAATCTGTAAAGAAAATTGTTCCTATATTATCTATTAAAGTAATAGTTGTATTATTTTGTAATTGATATTGAAAAGATAAATAATATGTATTATCAAAATTAAAATTATATACTATAGGTTGAATAGAATTAGCACCTACATTTATATAAGAACTATCTAAATATGTTCCTACTTGTATTATTTCAACATCACAATTACTTAAATCACCATTAGTAACTAATATTGAGGAACCACTTAATTCTCCGTTATAAAACTCATATTGAAACGATTCAGTAAAAGGAATAGACCCACTTAATGAAGGAGTTGTACCTGTCCAGCTTTGAGTAATATTTACAAATCTATCAAAAGATTGAGTTTGACCAAATAAATCAGGCATAGAACCACCACTACCTCCTTCAATAAATCCTATATTAATAGAACCTGTAATAGTTTGATCTTCAACAATATAAGGAATATTAGTTGAACCACTACCTATATTAGCTAAAGAAGCAGAAGTAGATACTTGTGGTGTTCTATATCTATTTCTATCAAGTAATGTATTTTTTATAATAATTCCTGCTGCTAATCCTGTTCTTGCTGGTGTAAAATCAACCAGCATTTTAAATAAAGAATTATCAAAAAATTTAATTAGTCTAATATAATCGTTCCAATCATAATTAGATTCATATTTTTCAAAATATCCAAAACTTAAAGCATTTAAATCGGGATAATAATCTAAAGAAGAAGATTGAAATCTTGGATCTCCTATTAATTCACCAATATTAAAATAACCAATTTGAGAATTTATATCTTCATTTATTTCATTTTGAGGTGAAAAACCTACTTCAACATAATCAATATCTCTAGTATAACTAGAACTTATTGATGGAAATTGTTGAACCGAAATAAAAGGAGAAAGGACATTTGAGTTAGGAATATTGTTGTTACTACTACTATAAGGTAAAACAATATTTTGTTGTTTTATTTTTTGAGAAATAGCATTCTGGATACCTGATGGAACTTGATCAAAGTAAAATACTTCTGTATTTGATATATATTCTCCTCCTGAGTGTGTATAAAAAGTACTATCAGAAGAAAAAGATTCAGTCTTTGTCCAAGAACCTGTTATTTTTGGATGGACTGAAATAGAAGCCGTGTATAATTCTCCTCCTAATGTAGCTCTAAAAGCTAAATATTCACTTAATTCGGAAGAATAAGGATTCATTACATAAGCATCGAAATTACTTTTAGAAATGGGTTGAGTATAATATCTAATTTCTTGATATGATCCTAAAAATATTTTTCCTGAAAGGGATGATGTACCAAAGTAAGAAGTTATACTATTATTCCAAGTATCTTGTGCCGCTGATAGTGAAGCAGAAGCTTGGAATCCTATTGTATTTCCGTCTTCTCCTTCATAATTTTTATTAGCAGCATATAATGTATAATTTGTTCCATTTTTATTAATCAATACAGACCACCATCCTCCATCATAAAACGGTAAATAAACACTACAAGAAGTTGACAATGAAGCTGAATTAGGAATAAAATCTAAAAGGGCATATTGATAATAAGGATTAATTATTGATCCTGAATATGATCCACTAGTATAACCTGAACCTGTGTATCTTAATCTTATATTTACACCCTCATTTGTTGACCATAAGCTTTGAGAGTAGTATCCTGTATTAGTAGGTAAACCTGTTGTTTTAAATCTAAATTCTACTGATTGGGGGTTATCACTAGGAGAGTTCCAATCTGTATTTAATACCCAAGAAGAAGTAATAAATGAAGATCCACTAGTGTAAAAAGCATAATTAAATTCATCCTGCCAGTTATCAAAAGAATTTGTATTTCTATCTTTACCACCAAATTCATTTATTCTTAAAATAGTATCAGTAATACCAAAAGTAGTAATTAAATCTCTTAAACCCGCTACTGATCCTTTTTTCTTTAATAATAAAGGTAAATTGTGATAAATACGTTTGTATTGTTCTTTATTAATATCATCAGTAGGAGCTAAAGATGAAGTTGAAGAAGCAGTTATATATGTTGTTATATAATCAAGAAAAGAACCTGTTGGTACAGGGTATTGAGTTGTTGTATAGGGTAGATTATATAAATTACCAGACGGTGTTATACCGATTAAAGCTTGATATACATCATTACTTGAAAAATTATTTTGATACAAAGTAATACCCATATCTTTTAAGATATCGGCTACTAAATCTTTTGATACACCGTAAGTTAAACGATTATCAGCATCATATTTGCTTGTAACTCCTTGTAAATAAACAAACACATTATCAAACATTTGACCAACCATTTCAACAAATAATTCAAATTGAGCATTTTGATCATCTTCTCTAATAAAGGAAGGAATAGCTAATATTAAAGAATTATTATTTTCTTGATCATATTCTTCTGCTGTTAAAGATTGAGATATAAACCAAGAAGAACCTTCTGAAGAAGTTGTTGAATAATTAGTATAAGGAGGGGTATTTCCTGTTTTTGGCCAAGATGTTGATCCTGAGGAATAATATAAATAATATTCATAAGAATCAAAAGTGGTTATAATTTCGTTAATTTTAGCTTGCCATATGATATTACTTGAAGATACATAATATGAACCACTTGATGAATTTGATGATAAACTAGCACTATAAGAATATTCTTCTAATAATTGTAATTTGTAATAAAAATTTTCTAATCTTGTTTGTGCTGAGGAAAAATGAATAAAATTGGCATAATCAGAATAATCAATATTTATTGTTATTCCGGTTTGTGCTAAAATATTATTTAATTGATAATTTAAACTACTAGTTCCTGTACTTAAGGATGAAGTTGTAGAAGATAAAATTTCATAATTAGAATAATCTGTAGAATTATTTATCTGGTTTTGGATTGCTAAATTAAAATTAGGACCTTTTAAATTTATATTATTATTAATATTATCAAATACAACATTAATATTTACATTATAAGCAATCGAATTTGCTATTTTTTCAACTACCCAACAAGAAGTTTTTAAATCAAATTCTTCAGGAAGAGGTTCATATAATTTAACTAAAACTGTAGGATTACTTGGATTAGAATCATCTAATAATAAATTATTAGCTATTACTAATTTATTTGAACCAAAATCTAAATAAAAATCAATATAATCTAATGGAGATTGAGTAATTTCATCTATAAATTGATTTGTAGACTCAATTACTAATTGGGGAAGAATTAATGTTGTATTTAATCTAATTTCTGTTCTATCAGGACTAATTTCATCTATAAAATAATTTATAGAAGCATTAGAACTTAATCTTTTTCTTAAAAAATTATAAACAGTATTATAGGAACCCTGATTAAATCCTGCATATATTACATTATTAACTATATCTATTGAAACTTGATTATCTAATATTTTATAGTCGGGAAAACCATTTACATTTGAATATAATAAACTATTACTTAAATCATAAACAAAATATTCAATATAATCAGTTTCAGGATTAAAAACAATAGATATATCATTTGATGATATTAAGTTTATATCATTAGATGAATATTCTTGATATTCAAAAGTAGTTGGAGATAGGGATTGTGTTGTTACTATAATATCTGCCATTTGTTATAAACTTCCTGTTATTAATTGTTGTTGTAATTCAAAGTTTTCTTGTCTTAATTGGTCAATTTCACTAATTAACGCTTGAATAGTTTCATTATCTATATTATCTAAATTTCCTATATATTCTTGACTTGTTTTTATAAGGTATTCATGAGAATTTAATTCTCCAAATTTAGGTATTTGAAAGAAAATTTGTTGATAATTTTGAAAAAAATCAGAAACAGAAATAGTAGGAGCTACAAAAGAGGCTGTTTCTTGTGGTTGAACAAGTTGATTAAAAGAGGTATCAATTACTTTTTGATATTGGTTTTTATTATATATAGTGTTTATTAAATTAATTGTGCCCATTATCCGTTTATAACTTTAAAATAATATTGATCATCAAATATTTGGGTAGTTCCTGCGATATTAGATTTAATTAAAATAGTATAATATCTTTCTGGTTCAAAACCATTCATATAAACATCAAAATAGCTGGATGAAGCATCAGCACTAATTTGGGTGAATAAGGTATCAAATTCTACCACAAATTCATTAGTTTCTAAATCTTTAATAGCATAATAAGATGCTGTAGGTAAATAATAATTATTAGTATAAATTGAACTTGTAGTCCATAATTGAATTGGAAATTCAGGACGGGCATTTATTCTAAATCTATTTACACTTTGGCTATAAAATACTCCTGGGTTTTGGGCTAATGTTAAGGAAGCAGGTAATGTATTTAATATAGTTTGAGTTGATGAACCAGTATTAAATGAATAATCTCTCCAGCTAAATTGTAAACAAGGAGGATAAATTGTATTTGTATCTCTTGAAAAATATTTTAATTCGGGTTGGATATCTTTATTATTAACAAATTCAACGGCTTGTTTAATAATAAAACCATCAGCAGAAATAGCTCCTGTATATCTAGCTCTTATAGCATTAGTTACATCAAAATTAAGGTCTTTATTTTCATAAAAACCAAAAGTAGTAGAAGCACTAATAGGGTAAGTATTAGAGTTAAAGTAAGCAACATTTGAACCTGTCCACCAAACTCCACCACCAGCATAATTATTAGTAGAAATAGAAGTTCCCGAACCTGTATATGATCCTGTTCTATTGGGTAAAGCATTAAACGTAGTAGGCCATAAATTACTCCCCGAATAATCCTGCCAGTACCAACTTGTTCCATTAGTTGAAATAGGATCATCTAAATATTTGCCTGTTCCCATATCCCACTCTCCATAAACAGGAAAACATTCAACCGTAGTATTTTTTTGTAATCCAGTAACTGTAGCTACAAAACATTGTAAATTTGCTTTCCACAAATTATTATTTAATAATTGAGAAGAACCTGTAATTTTTATTAAAGAATTTGATCCTGAAATAATATAATCTATTTCATTTTCGGAAAATTGAATCAAAAATCTACTTGCTTGTGGATTAGGATTTGAATAAGCAAAAGTAGTTAATGTTGCTTCTACGATTTCATCTAATCCTGTATTCATTGTTGGGAATAAAGAATATATTGTAGCGTCTTGGGTTGGGAATATTTTATATACAGCCATTTTATTTTATTATAAAGGTACTACTCTTCCTTGTATATCAATATCAGGATATTTAACTTCAAATATTGAAGGATCCAATGAAGGATAAATTACATTACCTTGAGTTGCTCCTTTAACATCATAAGCATAAGGTGAATATCCTAAATTTTCTCCTACTAAATTAGTTATTTCTATATTTTTTACTGTTTGAATTCCTTCGATTCTATCTAACAATATATAAATATCTCTTAAAACAATAGGTTGATTAATTTGCCATTTATCTATTGCAAAATAATCTTGTAGTGCTAAAATACATTTAGATAAAATTTCATTACTATTATAATTAGGTAAAATTATAACATCAAAATTAATTCCAATATTAATAATAAATCCATCTTTAATATTAACAGAATCATTTACCATTCTGTATTGAGAAAGGTAAGTAGTTAAATTTTGTTTTAAAGCAGTAGAAGCTACATTTAATTGTTTTTGAGAATTATATGATAAAATATATAGATCTAATACTGACTGAGATTCACCAGCAGAAATGGATTGAGCTTTAGTAGGTTCAATATATGCTTTTGAGATAACTCCATATTTAGCGGGCATTGATAATGCTCTAACTAAATAATCATTTTGAGTTACGTTACGTAATTGAGATGCAAAATTAGCAGAAGAGTTTTGTCTAATTTCCTCTATTGAATCTCCATCTCCTCCACCATCTGCGGCTTCAGGATTATTAACAGCTAAAGAATTAAATATATAATTAGAAGCAGATGAAACTAAATTAGGATTTAAAAATTTAGCTGTTCCATTAAATACAACTATTGTGTTAGCGGGAACATTAGAAATTGCTCCTCCTCCAGTTAAATATCTAACGGTTAATGTAGTTTGAGAGGGGGCAATACCGTAAGTTTTAGTATATAAAAAATTATCAGGAGCATATGCTGTTGTTAGTTTATCTTGTTCAAAAGGTAAACCAATACCTACATTATTAGGATTAGGAATTATTTCTTCATCAGTATCATTATATGTACCTGAACCAAATTGAATTTGTAAAGATCCAGAATTAAGAAATCTTGTTGTAAATCTTCTTTGGATTTTTTCTAATTTTAAAATATAAGGTGTATCTCCTGAATATTGGGATAAATTAGGATCATTAGTATTAGTATTTTTAATAGAATTAAAAATCATTTCTTGACCTAAATAATCTACTTCATACCATTCATTATTATCACTATCTATAATATCTAAAATACCTACAATATTATTACTATTAATTTGTACAGTAGGAAAAGCAACAGGAGTAGTAAATGAAAAAGAAGTAGTATTAATATTAGATGAAATAGCTTTTCTAATCTTTTTTAATAAAAAATAAGTTGGATTACCAGAAGAAACTTCGTATACTGTAACTTCCGTAGGATCCTCTGAACTAGAAACAGAAAAATCAATTGGATCTTGAACTAAAAAAGGTATTTTGTTTGTAGTATTTTGTGTTACAACAGCATTAGGTTCAATATATAAAGAATAATCAAAATCAGGAACATAAATACTTCCAGATAATTTAGCAGGTACTTGTTGATAAAAGTCAATATATGTTGTTGCAACTTGAGTTACATTTGGTTTGTAACCAAACATATAAGCTAACTCATATAAATTATTTGTTTGACGAGCATATTGTAAAAATGTCTCTTGAATTTGATTGTCTAAATAAAAAGATAATACATCACCTACATAGGCCGCCATTTCCATAAACATCATTCCTGGTGATGAGGGACTAAAGTCGTTGTAGGTTGTTGGGAAATAAGTTCTAGCATAATCAATAAGACTAGCTCTTAATTCTGTAAAATCTTTGTTAATATATTGTATATTTCTTTTTATAGCCATTATGTAAAGGTTACTTGTATATTATCATTTATCCCCATATCTTTTATAGAATAAAATAAATTAATTTCAACTGTATTATAATCTTGATTAGAAAGTACATCTAATTTATCTACTATAATATTGGGAAAAAAAGCATTTAATTGATTTTGAATATTTCCTTTTAATCCACTTAAATTATTTTGAGTAATTTGTTCAAAAATAAAATTTCTTAAATTTCCACCAAATAATGGATTTAAATATCTTTCTGGGCGATTAGTTAAAAACCAATTAATTAAATTATATTTAATAGATTCTTGAGTAGTATATGTAGTTCTAAAAACTCCAGGAGCATTAAAAGGTAAAGCTATCCCTACACCAATACTTGGTCTAGTATCTAAAGGAAATATCTTTTTTGCTCCAAATGCCATTATTTATTCATTAAAGACATTATTTGATCTAATCCTACTGATCCTTCAGGTAAAGCTCCATTAGGATCTACAGAACCTTGAGGTTGGAAATTACCAGCATAAGCGGAGTTAGCTACACCACCATATTGCATTTCTTCCAATATTCCTCCAAACATAGCACGTCTTTCAGATGCTGTTAATTGTTTTGGTTTTTCAATGTGAGGTTGTGCATATGTATCTTTTATAGATTCATTTACAGTTCCATAACCTCCAACACCTACAGGTATTTTAGGAGCTTTAACAGCTTCCAAAAGAATATCTTTTAATTCTTCTTGGATTGCTTCTTTTACGGCTTCTTTGATAAATTTTTTTAAAATATCAGTTTTCATTGTTTATAAATATTAAAGTTAATAAGCTTTTAAATTATCTCTGTCAATTATTAATTTAAGTTCATTAATTAATATTTGATCATTAGTTGTAAATGATAATTCGGTTTGTATTAAGACAATACCTGATTGATTTTTTCCAAGAGCTCTTCTACGATTTACTGTAGGAGTAAAAGGAATGGTTTCAATTTCAATAATAAAACCATTATAGGTAATTTCATTTTCAGTTATAGATGCTTGAAATTGAGCATTAGCTATATCATTAATTTGTGGATTTATTGGGAGTAATGTGTTATTAGGATCACATTCCTTTAACACAGAATCAATTATCTTTAAAGATTCAATAGCGTTTAAAATATAGCTACTAATAATAGATAAAATTAAAGCTGAACTTCCTAATAATGATTTATATTTTGATAATTTTGAATCTCCTAGTTGATTAAAAGTTGCTTTTCTTATTAATGTTTGAGCATCATCTAAAAGTGTTGTTATAGAAGCAGGAACAGGAATAGTATTAGCTGGGGGGATTTTTAAAGCTAGTTTAGTAGCTATAGATAATAAATCTGTTGTTGTTATTAATGTTATTAAAATATTTAAAAAATTTGAAATTCCAGTAATAGTTTTTCCTAATCTATCTATTTTTATTCCTATATTATTTAATTGATTTACAATTAAATCTCTTTGTCTTCTTAATTCATTTAACTCTTGAGGATTTAAACATACTCCTTGAGTATTATATTTTTCAATATATTGTTTTATTAAATTATTTAAAGAGGGTTGTATTATTGTTTTTACTTGATTTCCTAAAGTATATATTATAAAAGGTAATTTTGAAGCTCCTTGAGCTTTTAAATCATCAGGAGTTCCTTTTTGAATTCCATTTGCATCTACAGTATCTATTCCTGCTAATTCTAATTTTAATTTAGATATATTAGCTTCATTTTGTCTTTGTTGCTCTAATTCTTGAGGAGTTAACATTATACTGTATAGTTATATTTAGATTTAATAGATTCTAAATTTGCTTGTAATGCTAATAAACTAGAATTTACTTGAGATGCTGCTACATTTAATTGAATTAAAGGAGTACCTGGGGGTGTTGATACTGCTGTTGAGCAAATAGTCATAAATCCTGATAGATTATTAATGAGTTGATTTAATAAATTAACTGTTTGATTTCCTAATAATAGGGGTTCTTTAGCTGTTTTTGAACCTAAATAAATATTTTGGGTTTGAACAACAAATTTTGAAGTGTCAATATTAACTCCAGAATTTGAACTTAAATTAATACTTTGTGCTGAACTTAATAATAAATGATCTTCAGTAGTATTAAAAACTAATCTTCCAGAATTTATTATGATTTGTTTTCCTTGATATTGATCGGGAAATTGGGGTGGGTTTGAGTTATAACTAAAATAATTAGTACTTGATGCTTGTAATGGAATTTTTTGGGTACTAGTTAAATAAATAGAGGAATCGTCATTATTAATATCTTCTGTTATATAATCATAACCATTTTCTTTAACAGGTCCTTGACCATTTCTAATAATAGTTACAGGATCTCCTGATGGGTTTGAACCAGAGGACCAGTTATTAATTGAGTTTTGATTATTTATTGTTTTAACAGTAGAACTAAACCTAATACTATTACCCCATCTACCTTCATAAATTACATCTCCTTCAAAAGGTAATAATGGATTTACAGTATCTTTTTCTTGAAATGTTGTTCCAAAGTAAATTTCTGTTGGTTGATTAGTAACTATTCGGGAACTTCCTGCTTGTATTTGTTGGAGATTTTTTTGTTGGGTTGGTAATAAATTTCCTTCACTAAAAGGAATAGCAGAATGATGGGGATGGTTCCAAACATTTACAGCATTCATATAATAAATTATATTATCTGATGAAGCTGCTTTTAAATTTCTTCCTGGTTGTTGTATTAGTATAATTATTTCATTAACTAAAGGTATTTTAGTAATATTAGCAAACAAAGGTCTAGCTATAGGTTTTATGCCATAAGCAATAGTTGAAATATCTTGAGGATAATTTTTAGTACTAACATATTCTACACATCCTATAAGATCTGGGGATGAGGGGTCTAAATATACTTTAGTTACTCTTCCTGTGGATAATATACTATCTTTAGTAAGTAAATTTTTACCTACAAAATTATTTTTATTAGTAATTTTTCTAGATAATCCACTAATTCCTACTTTAGACATTATTTTTCTCCTTTCAATTCATTCATAGCAGATAATAATTGTTCTTTTTCTTCATCAGAAATAGTTAAAGTACCATCTACATTTTGAGTTTGCATAGCACGTTGAGCAAGTGCTGCCATTTTGATTAATAAATCATCATTTTTAACACTAATTTCCATATATTCCTTAATTAAAGGAACAACTAAAGTTGCATCCCCAATATCAGAAATTAAGGGTTTTAGTTCTGAAATAAGTGCTGTAACTTGTTGGTCTTTCTTTTTTTGATTATTATAAATTTCCTCTAAAATATCAGAAAATTTTTTATTTTTAAAGATTATGTTATCGAATTGTGACATAAATATACATTTAGTTTCTTATAAATATGAAACTCAAAAACTTGTATATCCGTGTTCTAAATAAAATATGTAACCTTTTTTAAAAACATCATAAAGTTGATTAGCAATTTTAGTAATTTTAGGAGTTTTTACATCAACTTGTTCACGAATATAAATGTAAAGAGCTTTTTTATTAAATATATCTAAATTTTCTCTTTTACGAAATAATTCTAAAATAGCATCTGCTATTTGGGCATCATATTCTTTAGGAAATAAATTAAATATATTTTCAGTACAATAATCAGTAAATTCATCTATATACATTGATAAACGTTCATTATAAGGAGTTTCATCAATATCATATGAATGATTTTCATCCTCTTCTAATACATCAATAGACGTAGTATCAACTCGTTTTTTATAATTTTTCTGATTAGAGAGAATTAGATATCGTTTTGCAATAGTACCAAAATAAGAATATGCTTTAGTACCTTTTGTTTGATCATATAAATGAATTTTAGATAATAAAAAGGTAATTACCTCATGTTGTAAATGTTCAATTTCATCTACCTCAGTATAATAAAATTTAAATGTATGGATAATATTTTCTGTTAATTTGAAAAAAGCATAATGGATTTCTCTTTCATATATTTTACTTTTTTCTTGGAAATCGGCACATTGATTGTACCTTACAATAGCATCTTCAGTTTGTTGGGTAAAGTATTGTACCCCTTTTTTCTTTTTTTCTATAATTAATTCCATTATTTAAGTTCCTTAATAATAAAGGCATTCAAAATAGTTTGAATAGTTTTAATTTGTTCAAATACAAAACCTACTTCATCATCGGACTTAAAAGAACCTCTGTGGTCTACTTCTTTTAATTTTTGGTCTGCGACCTCAATTGTATCGGATATTTTATTAAGATAAGTCATATATCCTGCTAAAATATCTTCTTGTTTTTCGTTTTTACGTAAGAGATTAAAGGTCGTATATCCTAAGACTACGACCGTTATTGAAAGAAGTACAATTGTTAATATCATAAATTATCTAATAGGTTTTTTAATCCCTCGCTTTTTACAGTATTTAAAGCTTTTGCTTTAGTACCTGAGGTAGCTGGGGATGATTTTTTATTACTATCCAATATAAATGATTTCTTTTGGGAAGCCAAGTTACCCTGGAGTTTTGGTAACCATTCTCTTTCAAATTCAATTCTAGCAGCCATTAAATCGGCCTGGTGGAGAATATAAGGAAGAGAAGTACGTGGTTTTTGTTCGGGCATAAAATTTGACAAATATTTTTTATTTGCTTCATCATATAAACCATCATGTGTTTGAATAGCTACCATTTCATTAAAAGTATACTGGATGTTGTGGGATTGAAGCATAAATAATCCTCTATCAGGAACAGAAGCAAATGGAACTTTAGTATTAAACATATAATCTTCTCCCAATTTTTCTTTTCTCCAATTATCAGTTTGAGGAATATATGATTCTTGTTCTTCATCACCCATTTTACCCAAATCATGATTAAGAGCAGAAAATACTAATTCTTCTTTAGTATAAGTAGTAGTATCAGCACCCATAATAGCCCATAATTCATGAAGATGTAAAGCACAAGTAATTACACGATTAACATGTTCTACATAACCTCCAGGAAAAGCATTGTGGTATTCTTTTTTATGAGCAGCAGGCATCAACATTAGACGCTCACTATATTTTTCATAAAATTCTAATACTTTAGTTTTACGAGGTTCCGAAATATGGTCTTCAATAAAACCAATTAAACGTAACCAATTTTTAGAAATTTCTTCAGCAGTAAGATTCATAGATTAATATTGATTAATTTCACCCGGACCTAATGGTTCTTGTTGTACAAATCCTTTAGCATCATTAATATTATCTCTCATTTCTTGGATAATTTCTTCTACAATTGTCCAATTACCCTGTCGTAACGCTAATTGTAGTTTCTCAATACACCCCTCTACTCTTTCCATTCGTCTCATTATTATTTCTCTGTTTTTCATATTTTTTTCTTTTCCCGTGATTGGAATATAATATTAGAAAAGAATGAAGCCAAGCTTAAGTTAAAAGAAGTTTTACAAATTCTAAATTCTTTTTTAAATGCGCACACTTTTCATACTCTTCGTGTTCCTGAAAGTAATTTATTGATAATTCTAGGGCAGTTTTTAAGTAATCGTCTGTAAAATGGAATAAAGCTTCTTGGTGTTTTTTATCCTCGGGATTAACTTTTTTAATATAATCCCAAGCTTTAGTAAACACTACAAATTCACCCGCTCTATCAATATCTACTTGATCTAACCCCTCATCCAGTTGTTCAAAAAATTTTAATATTTGAG